ATGCCACAGGCGGGCGCGGCAGGTCGATCGTGCCGCCATTCGGGAATGAATCGAGCGCGACCTCGAGCGTCTGCTGCGCCAGCGCACGGCCGGTGTAGTGCTCGGCGAACTCGCGCGCCGACGAGATCAACGACGTGACCAATGCATCGTGCTGGTGGCTGCCGCCGATGTCGTCCAGCCGTAGGTGCAGCTTCGCGTCGGCAAGCGACACCGGCTCCGCGGTGACGGCGGTGATGACTTTGTAGTTCATTGGCTCGTCCTATGGAAAACGCCCGCACGGTGGCAGGCGCTTTGCGTAGGAGGCGGCGCGAAGCCGCCTTCAGGTGCTTGGTTAGGCCGTCGGGGCGTCCACCGGATGGCCGGCCACCACGCTGGCCGAAGCCAGCAGCGTCGGCGACGTACCGGTCACGGTCTTTGCGATCGCGCGCAGGTAGCGCTTTCCGCCGAGGTAGCCAACCACCGTCACGCCGACGTTTGATGTGGTCACCGTGGGTGCGGTGCCTTGCAGCTTTGCAGCGGCCACATCGGCGTACGTGGAATCGTCATCGCTGTCCTGGACCGCGAAGAGGAAGGACGGCGACGTGCCGCCGACGGCGCCAGTGTGGAAGAGCACGGCAGCGGATTGGAAGCCGGCGAGGTCGACGCCGGCACCGTTGGCTGCGGCGGTCAGGCTCTGCGGCTGCAGGCTTGTCACACCTTTGATGTTGGACTTGATGTCGCGCATAGCGAACTCCTTCGGAAATGTTTGTCAATAGAAACGGTTGTTGAGCGCGGCCCGCGCGAGGCGGGCCGCTGTCACGCCTGAGTCACAGGAGATCAGGTCGCGCACTTCTGGATGCGGATGGCTTCCGGCAGCGTCACCATGCCGCCCATGCGGCGACGGAAGATGAACCGCACGTTGCCGCTGGTGGCTTGCGTGTAGGGGTCGCGCAGCAACTCCATCACGATGCGGTCGACAAGCGTATACGCGCGGCGGAAGTCGCCGTACGCCAGCGGCTTCGCGTTGGCCGCCTCGCTTGCCATGTCCGGCACCTCGATGTAGGGGTCACCATCGATGGTGTTCGGCGCGCCATTGGCGATTCCAGGCACCCAGAGGTAGTTGTTGTCGCTGCCCTTGAGCTTGCGCACGCTTCCCAGCGTGGTGCGGTTCATCGCCCAGTTCGCATTGCGCGCATATGCCGTCTTCAGCGCGTGCTTGAGCGTCAGCATGCCGTCGGCGGTGATTGCCGCGGCGCTGCCGCTGTTGGTCACGCCGACGCTGGCGTTGGTGATGAAGCCCTCCGGCTTGCCCACACCGGTACCGGTGACGAACGCAGCACCCTCGGCCACGGCGAACTGCTCCGTCGCCTCCATCTCGATCTCGTCGGCCATGTTGAAGGCCGAGTCCTCGAGGTTCTGGTTGCTGATGTCCACCAGCGCGTACATCTCGTGCGTCGGGATTTCGATCATCCCGTAGCGCAGGCCGTCGGTTTCCGCCTTTGTGCCCTGCTCGGCCACCCACACCGCGGCGAACTGGCCGGTGCGCTTGGGCAGCTGGATCGACTTCGCGGCCGTGGTACGCACCCGCGCGAGCTGACGCACCGGGCTGATGTCGGTGACGCCCTTGATGATCTCGCGCACGTACTCCACCGGGGCCAGGTAGCCGCCCGTGGTGTCGTTGCCGACCGACATCGCCTTGTACTCGGCGCGCACGTCCTCGAGCAGCTTGCGCTCGTCGGCGGTGAGGTTGACCTCGCCCTTCGTTCCGGCGCCGATAACGGCCATGGCCCAGTCGTTCCAGTTCTTCTTCTCGTTGCCGCCCTTGCCGAGCTTGATGCGATTGAACTTGGCTTCGAGTTCGCCTAGCGCCTTCTCGTTTTCGTCGGCCTTTTCTTTGGCAGCCTTGGCTTCGTTCTCGGCCTTCGTCAGCTTGGCGTTGATCGCCTCGCCGGCCTGCAGGTCCTTCTCGATTTTCGCCAGCTTGGCGTCGAAGTCGGCGGTCGGCAGACCTTTCTCGATCGCCGCGAGACGGGCGTCGTTCGTCTTCTTGAATTCCTCGAAGCCAGTCATCACTTGGTCGACGGCTTTCTTGACTTCACTCAGTTCCATGATTTCCCTTTCGGAAATGCAAAAGCCGCCCGTAGGCGGCTTGGTGGCTGGGATGCGCTGGTGATCAGCGTTGGATTGCGGCACCGAGGCGCGTCAGCGACTCGTGCAACTCGGCCAGCTCTGAGCTGCCAGCGTCCCGCATGGCAATCAGGCTCTTGAAGCCCTGGTTGATGACAACCCTGGCCTCACTTCTCGATAGCCCAGCGTCTTGCATGAGCCACCGTTCGAAGTCTCGTTCGGTGAAGCCATCGGACTTCACCGCAGATACGCGCGCCTTGCCGTTGGCCGGCCTGGTGACCGGCGAGATTTCGACAAGATCGATTCTTTTCAGCCTGCGCTTGGGCTCTTCAGGCTTGCTGCGCGGCTCCCACTCCTTGGCGATGTAGCCGATGCTCAGGCCGTCGATGGCCGCACGCGGCTGCATCTTCATCAGAGCATGCATCTCTCGCCCGCGCGGCGTGTCGGCCAGCTTGCCGGACACCTTCAGACCGTGGCCGTCCTCCGCGAGATCGAGCCAGACGCCGATTGGCGTCATGTCCTCGGCGGTCATCTGCCAGCCGCCGTGCTGCGACAGCATCGCCGGCCACGGCTGCGCGCCGCTCTTGGCGTCTTGCATGAACTTGGCGAATGCGCCGGGCTCGATGACATCACCGTAGCTGTCGACGTTGCCGAAGACAGCGCCGTAGCCGGAGAAGGACATCACGTCGGCTTCGTCCTGGGAGAACTTCAGCTCGGCCAGCGAGAAGCACTTGTGTTCCGTCAGTTCCATAGTTTTCCCTTTCAGGGGTTGTCATCGGTCGGCGCCGCCGGCACGTTGGTAGCGACCGGCAGCTTTCCAGCCGTGCCGCCCATGGGGTCCATGTCCAGCAGGTCCCGCACCTCGTCCTGCGTAATCCACGCCGGCGAGCCTCCAGCGCCAAGCGCCTTGGAGAAATAGTCGGCCTGGTCCTTCGCGGTGGCGTTCAGCAGCGCGTTGACCACGAACTTCCAGTAGAAGCCGGCCTTGCGTTCCTTCTCCGTCAGCAGATTCACGTCCGCCGAGGCCTGGATGCGGCGATACCATGGGTCCATGCCGAAAACGCGGTGATGGGTGAACATCGCTTCCGCGCTCGCGTACGTGTTCGCCTTGTCGCCGCTGTAGCCGATAACTATCGGGACGACGCCAAAAAACCTGCAAATTTCCTCGATCTGTTGCAGCCTCATCTCGCGCGTCTGTGAGTCAACGCTGGTCATTGCCGTCTGCAACCACTTCGCGCCGCGATCCAGCACCAGCGGGGTGCCGGTGCCAGCGGCAGCCTGCTTCTTCAGCCAGTTCGTGATACGCGCGTGCCCAGCATCATCTAGCGTGGCATCGACAGAATAGACGCCGGTCGGCCGCACGCCGTTCGCGTGCAAGCTGGAAACACTGTCCTCGAGAGCCATCGACAGCCCCAGCGCCTCGCGCGCCATTTTGAGGATGTCCATCCCCATGAACCCGTCCCAGGACGGGCCGCGGAGGTGCCAGATCATGCTGGCATCGAATGTTTCCGTCTTGCCGTCGCGTCCGCGGACGTGGTAGATCGGTTCCAGATCGTCGGTGAGTTCCGGGCGCACACGGCCCGGCTCCAGCGGGATCAACTCCTGCACCTTGCCGCCGCGGATGACGTTCTTGTAGGCGTAGCCGTTGCCCAGGCTGGCATGAAGCACGAAGGTCTCCATGAACTCAACGCCGGTCTGCCAACCGTTCGGCTTCGTCGTCACTAGATCGTAGAGGTCGTGCTCGCGCGCCGGCCGACGGCGCTTATCCTCGCCCTCGCCGGTCTCGTGGATCAACTTCAGCGGGATCGTGCAACCCTGCGAGATCGCCCGCATGCACGCGAAGGCCGCCGACACCTTGAACACCGATTCCTCGTTCACCGCCGGGCCGGCCTTCGACCTGCCGAGGACCATCTGGTCCCAGAGCTTGTCGAACTGGACCGACTTGACCTCAGTCGCCACGGCTCGCGCGAGGAAGCCCATTACCCGGCGCTCCGGTTCGCATCGAGCCAGCCTGCCGCCAGCGTCAACAGGCCGCCGACGATGAAGCCGGCCGGCTGGTAGATCATCCACGCCCCATAGGCCACCGCGGCGCCGCCGGCCAGCATGAAAGCGTCTGGGCGCCAGCCGACCAGCGCATCAGCGATGTCGCCCAGCTTGTCCGTGAGTCGGTGCAGCTTCATGAATCGGTTTCATCTGTGTCCCAGAAGGACTTGCGTGCACCACCGGTCGGGTTCAGCGCCATCAGAGTGACGGCATCGAACAGAGCCATCAGCGGGTCGATCTTGGCCTTACCGCTGGCCGCCTTCGTAATCGCGATCGCGTTGCCTTTATCCTCGATGCGCGCGTTCCCGACGCACCAGGGCATCATTGCGGAGGCGGAAACCAGCAACTCGCCGCCGGCCAGCTTGCGCTCGGTCGTCTTGATCGCGCCATTGAGCCGCCAGCCCTGGCTC